TCCGGTGCGTACAGGGATTTGCCATCGATCTGGAACAGATTGGTCAGGGTCACGTTACACACCTCCTGTGGCAGTCAGCTGTTTGCGCTGCCAGCGCTGTACGGCGCGGCCTACGTCCTCGTCGGTCAGCTCAATGCCGTACACGGCGGAGAGGATCTCCCGCAGCACGGCCACAACGGCTTCAAAGCCAGCCATCTGGCCCGCCTGCAAATCTTCCATGACTTCGGCCACAGCCTGCTTGATGGTGTCCAGCGGAGCTTCCACGTTGGTGCCGTGGCTCTGGTCGCCCAGCACCGCCAAAAACTCCCGGTTGGCCGGGATGACTGCACCCCGCGCCAAGGCAGGCACCGGCAGGTCGGTCAGCGGGGCACTGTATACGGCAGCGCCACCGATAGCGCTCTGTGCGGAAGAGATGCCGTCCGATACCCGGCTGTGCATGCTGCTGAGCGCGGAAAGAATGCCGGAAATTGCATTTGCGATGCGCTCCACCATCGAGAGCACCCCATTGATGATATTGGTGATGGCGTCCCCGACAATGCGGGTGATGGCCGCCCAGATGCTGGAGAAAAGGTTGCGCAGGCCGTTCATGGCGGACCCTACGGTGCTGACAAAGCCAGATACCAAATTCCGCACGCCGGTGCAGAGAGTCTGCCAGAGTGCCTTGGCCTTGGCGGCCATGTTCTGGGTGGTGCTGACCACCTTGTTGGCAGTGTTCAGCCAGAATTGCAGCACCGCGCTGCACCAGTTCTGGAGGTCCTGCTTGGTTTTGGTGCAGAAGTTAGAAACCAGCTGCAAAAAGCGGGTGCAGAATTCATTCCATCCCTGCTGGATGGCGGCGATCAGCTCTGCACATTTTGCCTTGATGGTATCCCAGTTCTGGTACAGCAGGACACCAGCTGCGATGGCAGCGGCAATGGCGGCCACAACCAGCCCGGCGGGGGAGAGGATCGCACCCAATAGTGCCGGGAAGCCGGAGATCACTCCGCTGACCAGGGTGAAGGCCCCATGCAGCCCTGTAACGACCAGCTTGGCGGCACCCAGTGCGGTGGTTACGGTTTGGATCACCGTCAGCCCGGTCAGGACCGCGGCAATCACAAAGCCGACTACCTCGCCCACGCTGTGCAGCACGTCCTTGGTGCCCGTCAGGCTTTCCAGCACCCGGTTGATGATGTCCAGAAAATCCCCCAGCAGCTCGCTGTTGAGCGCTGCGAAGCCGTCAATGATGGGTTTGAGGACCACATTGTAAAAGTCGCCCATTGCGGCAAAAAATACGGCGAAGCCGTCCGATACCCCGACAAAGAAGGGCGCAACGACCGCGGCCAGGTTGGCGAATACATCCCGTATTTTCTCGGCGTTGTTGATGAAAGGCTGCAGCAGCGGCTTGGCGATGGCGTAGGCCACCTGCTCCACGGTCTGGATAATGCCCAGCGCGGAGTTAGCAAGCATGCCAATGAAGCCGGAGGTCAGCTGCTTGGCCCCCTCGCTGCCCAGTGACCGGAAAACCGTGGCAATAGCTGCGACGGTATCGCCAAGCAAAGCCATGAGGTCAGCGCCCAGGTTCAGGATGTTGGGCAGAATCTTTTTCAAAAAGTCCTTGCTGCGGTTCAGATACTGGGCAAAGCCGCCCACCAGGTTTTCCGCAACGGACACACCGATGCTGGCTGCGGCGCCTACAATTTCGCCCAGGGCAAAGACTGCGGTGCTGGCAAAGCGCTTGACGGCAGCATGTACGGCAGGGTCCTGCCAGATGTCTTTCAGGTCTGCACCGATCTGGGCAAGGTCGGCCTTAATGTTGGCCAGGCCTTGCGCGGCATCGCCGAAGCCTTTCTTGAATCCTGCGCCGAACTCCTCCGCCAGCTTTTTCAGCCAGCTGGGCAGCTGCCCAATGCCGGAGGTGTCAAAGCCTACGCCGCCACCGCCGCCGCTGGAGTTATCCTGCAGGCGGTTGATCTCGTCAAAGGCCGCCAGGCTCTTGGTGGCTTTGGCTGCAGCGGAGCCGGTCTTATTCAGGGCTTTGGCCTGGGCTTTCATGGCGGAGATACTTTTCCCTGTCAGCAGGGAGATCAGCTGGGCCAGATAACCGAGTGCCGTTGCCAGCAGGTTGATGATAAGGGTCAGCGCACTGCCCAGCGCGCTGACAAGGGGTGTTACACAGGTGGCGGCGGCACCTTTTAGCTGTGCAAGGGCTGCCTTGAACCCATTGGTCTGCATGATGGCGCTGCCCATGGTATTGGTCACGGAGCGCAGGCCGGAGGAGATCAGATTGAAGACCAGCGCACCGGTTACAATCTCGCGCATGCGGCGGCCAAAATAGGTAACGGCCTTGCTGGCCCTTGTGACCCTGGAGGCGGTAGATGCGGCGCTTTTCCCCACGGACTCCATGCCGGGGGAAACTGCGGCCTGCTGGATGGTACTGGCCAGATTCTGAGCCGCTGTTTCTTCCTGCTGCATCAGCCCGGCCAGGGTTTCGTGCTTTTGCTTCAGCCCCTCCAGCGCAGCCCCCTGTGCGTCATATGCTTTCTGGGCCTGTTCGGCAGTAGCCTGCTGTTTTTCCAGTTTCTGGGTCAGGCGATTTTGCTGCTGGAGGTCCTTGGCGTCATACCCCGTAACCCCGCGCTGGTGCAGGGCGTCCATCTGGGCACCGAGGGCATTCAGTTTTTGGGCGGTGGCATTCAGCTCTGCCTGTGCAGCTGCAATCCGGTGCTGGTAGTTCTGCCCCACTTGGGCGGAGGCTGCTGCCTGCTCCGGGGTGAAGGCTGCCTTGCTGGTCTCCTGGGCTTTCCGGTACGCCTTGTAGTCCTGCTGGAGCTGTTTTAACTTGCTATCCTGGTGCTCGTAGGTGGCGCTCAGCTCCTCGGATTTGGCGGCCAGAGCGTCAAACTCTTTGCCCGCGGTCATCTTAGCGTCCAGGTCTTGGATGGCTTTACGAGTGGCCTGCGCGGCTGCCTGGGCGCTCTTGAGATCATCTGCCAGCTTGGACCGGTGCGAGTTTGCCTGGGTGATCTGCTTTTCCACCGAGGAGAGCTCTTTTGCGGTGTCCCGGATAGACGATTTCAGTGCTTTCAGATCCGCTTCAGCCTGTTTCGTATCGATTTTTGTTTTGATGACGATCTTCTTGTTGCCGTCCATAGTATGCTTATTCTCCTAAGAGGGCCAGCAGCCGTTCTTCTTCCTCAGTCCTGCGGTGCGGCGGCGTGATAAGGGTTGGGTTTTCGCGTGCAAAGACGATCTCAGCTTCATCCAACTTTTTGCCCTTGCGCCGCTTATTGCGGATGCGGATTACCGTACCAAACAAGCCATCCGGCTTGATGGACTGGTACGCGCCCAAAAAATCCCACCAGTGCAGGTATTGGCACTGACGGCAGCTATAACCCAGCACTTCATCCACCGCGGGGGCAATCAGCTGGGCATCCTGGCTCCAATCTGCCAGGGGCGCTGTGTGGGGGTGGTCCTCCACCGGCTGCCCCAGGTTGACAAAGGCCGCGGCCTGGGTGAATGCTTCCCTGTAATCCGGCAGTTCCCGCCAGCGCGGATACAGGATGCGACAAAACGCCACCCGCCGCTCCTGCTCCGTCAAATCGGGAGCCTGGAGCGCGGCGAGGGCATCCAGGACGGCCCGGAAATCTGACCGGATAGCAAAAAGCTGCCCGCCAACCGTGACGGTGACAGGCAGATTCCAGCCGATCATGCCTGCTGGCCTGGGGCCAGACCGGCAGCGGGATCGTCGTATCTGGCGGTGTATTCGCTCATGCGCTTTTCTGCAGCCTGGACGGAGTGCTTCAGCTCGGTTTCAATCACCGGGCGCAGTGCGTTCATGACGTTTTCCAGCACAGTGGTGCCATCTGCGCAAAGCGCAAAGCAAGACAGCCCGTTGAATACAACGTCCGCCACTTTGCTGCCGAGCGCATGGTCGATGCGATCTTTTACGTTGCGGTCCAGTTCAATGGCTTTGGCAGGGGTGAGTTCTTCCAGATTACCCAGCTCAGAAAACGCGGCCTCCACGCTTTCCCAGCGCCCGGCCAGACCGGGGTCGGACGGATTGAACCGGATGGTGCCGATGTGGTTGCCGTCGGCGTCCTCAATGTCATAGCTCTTAAAGCCGAGATCAATTTTCAGTGCCATTCTTGTCCTCCGTTATCAGCCAGCGGTAAAGGTCTTGGCGGTTACATCAAAGGTGCCCGTGGTCTTCACACCGGTGTAGTGTACGTTGAACGGGATCTGATAGCCGGTGGTATCGCCGCCGTAGCTAGAAACCTCGATGTAGCACTCTTCTCTAACGGCAGGGTACTTGGTTTCGCCGGTGACAGTTTCCCAGAGCTTGACCTCCACGATGTCGGTTTTCAGGTCGTCCAGCACCTGGTCGCCGTCGATGATAGCCTGCAGTTTTGCAAACAGGGGATCACCCTTTTCGGCATAGTAGGGGCTTACCTCGCCCTGTTTCTGGTAGCTGTCAATGGTGATAGAGGTCTGGCCCAGGATGTTGCTTTTCTTTTCCACGTTGGCGGAAAGCTCCGGGCTGTATTCCTCCAGGTCTTTGCCCAGGCGGACATAGCTGGCATCGCCTTCGCCGTCATTGGCAAAGTGAGCATTCAGGTAGTGGGCCATGTATTTGCGTTCCAGTTTCATGCTTCCAACTCCTTTGTATGGATCGTGATTTGGATCTGGTATCGTGCTGCGTTGGCATCAGCACTGGTTAAAATACCAGCGTTGCTGGCTTCGATTTTTTCCACTTCGTAGCCAGCAATCTGTGGATAATTGTGCGCACGCTCTGCACCCCGGAGCCAGTTGGCCAGGTTAGCGAAAAAATCCGCCGCAGCAATGTTGCCCTTGAGGGCGGCACCATAGGGGAGCTGCGCCACAAATGTGAGCTTGTAGGTGGCGTGGTCAATGCCCAGAATATCCTCCCGGTGGGTTTCACCCGCCGTGCAAAGGGTGTATTCCGTGGCCTGGCTACCCAGGTAGTTGGCATTGAACCGGTCGGTCTTATCAATCAGTGGGCAATGTGCCCGCAGCCACGCTCTGGTGGCGTCGAGTGCGTTCATTCCGCATGTCCTCCTGCAATCTGTGCGGCACCCCGGATGATTTCATCTCCATGGTCGGCCCAGCTGCGCTGCGCCCAGTAAGCCCCGCGCATGGGGGCACCGTTGAAGTTCCATTCCGGGTGGGACCAGATGGCCCGAATGTATGGCGTTGCATACACAATCTTGCCGGAGCCGATAACGCTGTTTATGATGGCGCTGTTCTTTGCGGCACCGGTGCGGAATGGTACATAGGGGTCCGTCACCCGGATGAAAGAGGAGTCTACGAACTTTTGTGCCGGGCTCATTGGCCCCAGTCGGCGCTGAATCTCCAGATCCAGCCCGGAGAGATCGATCTCGACGTCAAAATCAATGTGCATCAGTGCGCCTCTACATACCAGTGCGGATTGCGTCTCTGGCCGCGGTTGTCGTGGACGGCCAGCACGGTCAGCTGGGCGCCCGCGTAGGTGATGTGGTCGCCAGGGCGCAGCGTCCACGCCGGGGCAGCAGGCACGCTCTCCTGCGTGTCCCACTGGGTGGGGGTGATAAACGTGTCGTCTACAACAACGCCCGATTCTGGGGCCTCTGGACGGGCCGACGTGCTGTGTCTGCAAAAAATGCGAATCTGCATTACCGAGGCGGCGCTCAAGCCGTCCGCGTTGGCCGATGCAATAGTCTTGGCGTGCACGCTTACCCCGGATAGCAAGGTAGTGACCTCTGCTTCCTCGTCTGTTTCGTTATTGCAATACAAGCAGGACAAAAGCACAGACTTATCTGCAAGCAAGGGCATGTGTGTACCTCCAAAAGTCAGCGTCTCGCGCGGGGATGGTAGACTGCACCGGCAAGGAGCATCCAAGCCGCACCCGGAGCACCGAGGGCCTGCCGGATAAGCTGCGCATAGCGTGCACGGTATTCCTTGCGGGTGTCTGCTGCGGACGCATAGCTTTCGCTGTAACCGTCATTGCTGGAGCTGGTAACAGCCCCACTGCCGGAGCTTTCTTCCACCAGGGCCTGCTTGGCGGCCTCACAAATCAGCAGCGCTTCGCAGTCCTGCAAGTGCTTGAGGCTTACAGGGTCTGCTGCAATGGAGGCCCGCCAGTGCGTGGCCTCCATGATTTGCAGCGTGGCTTGCGCTGCAAAGCGGGGAAATTCTGCCTCCGCAATGTCTGCGTATCCATACGCCAGGTAATCCGTGTAGGTCAGCCAGCTGTCAGCCATAGTGGTTCTCCCTTAACTGCCGAGCTTGTCGGCGCGGATTTCGATCTTGCCGATACGCACGTTCTGGTGCTCGAAGCGCAGCGCCCAGTTGGCCTTGGCGGTGAATTCAGCGTCGGTCGGGGTCTCACCGGAGATGTTATCGGCCAGGAAAGACACGCCGTTCGGGTGCAGAATCCAGCTGCGGGTGTTGTACAGAATGTCGGTACCGCCGCCCAGCTCCGGGTTGTAGTCGGTGTAATCCGGGGTGGTGACGGCAGGGGTGGCCTCCAGGAAGCAGCCCTGACCGAACAGGTAGCAATCGTAGATGGTAACTTTCTTCTTAGGCTCGGAGGCACCCTCTTCGATCACATGGCTGGTGCCACGGTCATTCACGATGACGATCAAGCCGTTGATGGTCGGCAGTTCCACTTCGCGCTGGAGCACGTTGGTAATGGTGTACTTGTTGTAGTCCACCAGGCCCATTTTCTGGTACTCAGCAAAAATCTTGGAGTGCATGACGAACAAGCCAAACTTGCGGGCAAACTCGCCCAGCGCTGCCTGCTGGCCGTCAATCAGCAGGCCAGAAGTTACGCCACCGGTGGCAGTCATGACGTGGGATGCCAGGCCGCCCAGCTGCAAGACGGCGTCTGCGGTCTTGACCAGCAGGCCCTGGCGGTACACACGCCAGTACTGGGCGGTGTGACGGGCTACAGCCTGAATGGGGTTAGCAGCGGTCAGTTCGCGTACCAGCTGGTTGGCCTTCCAGGCTTTCATGCGATCCATACGGACGAAGGACTGCTTGCCGCCGGAGATCTCGACGGGGGTGTTGTTGGTGGTACCGTTGCGGACCAGAGGTGCGTCGGTGTCCGGATCCAGCGGGTTGTAGAAACGAGTGGTGCCCACCGTGCCGCCGTTATCCAGCAAGGTGGTCATGTTGGTGTCGGATGCCAGGATACCGGAAGCGATGATGCTGTCGGTGAACACAGGTTCCTGGTCCACAAAAGAGCCATAGACTTCCGGGTCAAACGGGAAGCCGCCAAAAGTGCCAGTAGGCATAGGTTATCCTCCTCAGTAAATGGTGTGTGCAGCTGCTCGGCTCTTGGCCCACAAATCGGCAAAGAGCGCGGGGTTCTTGGCTTTGAGTTCCATGCGTGCCATGTAGTCCATCATTGCAAACTCTTTGGTTGTGGGGTCGCTACCAGATGCAGCCTTGGTGTTGTTGGGTTTGGGCACGACAACCTTGCGGGAAGTCTGCCCGTCGTCCTGCGGTTCTTCGGGAGCCTTGGCGAACCAGTGCGGCTTGGTCTGAGCTTTCAGCTTGTCCACGGCTGCGCGGATGTCAGCATCCAGATTGGAGCTGCCGCGCAGTGCCGTGTCCTGAGACAGCAGGTTGATTACATCATCCGCATCGATCGCCCCCGCATCCTGCGCAGCGTTCCGGGCAAAATCGCGGAAGCGGTAATCTGCGGCCTGCTCAGCAAGCTGGGTCTGCAGCTGCTGGACCTGCTGGAGTGCGGATGCCAGGTCAGACGGTTTCTGCGTACCGAATGCGGCCAGGCCCTGCTGGGCGGCGTTCAGCTGCTGCTGGAGGGCCTCCTCGCGGCTGTGTGCGGCTGCGCTGTCCCTGCCTGCCAATGTCATGACGGCGTCTACCTGGGCTTCGCTCAAGCCCTCGATTGCTCTCAGATCTTCACGTTTCATAGGTTCCTCCCTTTGGGCTACGGCATGTTTTCCGTCCTGCCACGACGACGCCCAACCCGCCCGATTCCGCTCGGCGTCAGCGATCTTGAGATTATCGTACCATGGTTTCCGGAGGAAAATGTGACAACTTTTTCCATGCTGTGCGTCAACCGTGTCAACCATGGCAACCGATTTCCTATAAGACCCTTACGCGTGGGTATACGTGGGCGTATCCCTTATTTATTTATTATTTATATTTTATAGTAATATTTGGTTGACATTAGTTGACAAGGGTATATTAGAACGATAACTCGTGATTTACGTGTCAACCGTGTGCGTCAACCGCGTCAACCATGGCAACCAAAAACCAAAGCCCCCGGAAGCTCAAAAACTTCCAGGGGCTTTGGTCATTTAGTGAATGGTTTTCCGTGCTCTTCCAGGTAGGCGTCCATGGCTTTTTTCAGCACTCCGCTTACGGTGTCACCGTTTTCGGCAACCACCTGTTTGGCGTGGGCGGCATAGTCTCGGTGGACCTTGCAGCCCAGAACACAGCGGTTTGCTTTTTCCCAGTCATTGCGCCATTTCTTTTGTTTTTCGGTCAGTGGCATTGTCTCACCTCCTAATCGGTATTATACCACGGTACTGCTATGGTTCAACCGTACTAAATTACACAAGGATTTCGTGTACACCTTGTGCAGTTTAGCGTCTTGCAAAGTCAGGCAACCAGAGCTAACATACACACGATCCAAGAAAAAATGACGGAGGTAAACGAAAAAATGAACGAAATCCTGAATCAGAAGTTCGGCGTAGAGGTCGAGATGTACAATATCTCTCGCTCGAAAGCTGCCCAGATTGTGGCCACTACCCTGACGGAGCTGACCGGGGTATCCTGGAATTATTCGCTTCCCGGCATGCACCTGGATGAGCGAAGAATTTACCCTGTCAGCGACCCGACTCGCCACAATGTCTGGAAAATCGAATCGGATAGCTCCATCCAGGCTCGCAATGCATGGGAACGCACGGAACTGGTCAGCCCGGTTCTTACCTGGGAGCAGATGCCTTTGCTGCAGCAGATCATCCGCAACCTGCGTGCAGCAGGCGCAAGGAGCGACCCAGCGCATCGGTGCGGGGTGCATGTTCATGTTGATGGGGCAGGGCATACTGCCAGGAGCCTGCTGAACCTGACCAATATCATGGCCAGCCATGAGCAGCTGCTGATTGGTTCCATCGGCATTGCACCTGCTCGGATGCACTGGTGCCAGACGGTAGATCAGAACTTTCTGCTGGCGGTCAATGCTCGCGCGCCTCAAAGTCTGCATGACCTGGAGGTAATCTGGTATTCGACGCAGACGGGCTATGCTCACAATGTGGGGCACTACGACCAGACCCGTTATCATATGCTGAACCTGCACAGCTTCTTTGAGGGCAAAGGCGTGGAGTTCCGGCTGTTCCAGTTCGATAACTTCAACCCGAACGCTCCGGTGGGCAAAAAAGGCGGCCTGCATGCCGGGCAGCTGAAAGCTTACGTGCAGCTTTGCCTGGCGATGAACTACCGTGCGCTGCATACCCGCGCGGCCAAGTACCAGCCCTTGCAAAGCGATAACCAGCGCTACACCATGCGCTGCTGGCTGCTGCGCCTGGGCTTCATCGGGGATGAATTTGCCACCGCCCGTGGGGTGTTCACAAACCGGCTTCCCGGCGATACGGCATGGCGCAATGGCCGCCCTAGCCAGGCTGCGGTGGCCGCGGTAGCGTAACTCCACAAAACTGAACAAAGGCAAGGGGCTAAGATTGTACACCTTAGCCCCTTGCACTATGGGCGCACCAGAGTTAATATACACACGTTCCAAGGAAAATGAACGGAGGTAAATGAAAAATGAAAGCTACTGTATTCAAAGACTGGTATAAAACCGCTGCTGCTGAAAATATTGAGACCAGTGACCTCTTCAACTGCGCGGGCTTCTTCTGGCTGGACCTTACCGATAAGCAACACGCTAAAATGTGCCAGCTACTGGAGCTGCAGCACTGCAAGGTTGTTGATGTCGAGGGTGAGAAATGGTTTCAACTTCAAAATGGGCTCCGCATCAAAAGTGTTTAAGCCGAAACGCTCCCACCGGAGCGTCCACCGGGAACAGCCGCCCGGTGCTGATGATGGCAGGCTGACTGAAAGGATGGTAAAAAATGAATGCTCCGTATGCAATGTATGTTGATGGGGTCCTGCTTGGTGGATATTTTACTGTATCGGCTTACCGAAAAGCGGCCCGGTATCTTGTCGCAGCCCTCCAGAAGCCTGTGTTCGTGGTGAACGTCCGCAAAGGGCGGCAGATCCGCTTCAACCTGGACGAAACCTTCACCCAGATGTGGCTGGGTGGGGAGACCCTTCCGAATTTAGATTGAGCCGAAACACCCTTTGCGGGGTGTCCATCGGGGACAGCCTCCCGATGCTGATGATGGCCAGGGAAGACAGAAACAGACCCCGTGCGACGGGGAGGAAGGGAAGGAAAATGACGGTTTTTGAAGAATTGACAAAAGGGATGAAGTTCGGTGAACCCGTGGAAGATATCAAAAAGAACATGGTAAAAGTCTTTAATAAGAATTTCAACTGCCCGCCATGGAATGACGTGTACGAGGAAGGGTGCAAGGAGTTCACCAGCTGCGAAAGCTGCTGGTTTGGGTACATAAACAGTGAAGCAGAATAAATGCTGCAATGAAAGGAGGACTATTATGAAACTTGTGTACAACACTTTCCGCGAGGCCTACGGCCTGGAGGACATTCGGCGCACGATGACCGTGGGTGAACTGGTCGCGCACCTGCAAGAGTACGACCCTGACACCCCGGTGTGCCTCAGCTTCGACGATGGCTACACCTACGGCGGCATTACTGAGGGCCGCTTCGAGGAGAATTTCGACGATGAATCTGACGAGGAGGATTGCTGAAATAATGACAACGAACTTGTACCTGGCCTACGGGTCAAACCTCAACCTGGCGCAGATGCGCTACCGCTGCCCGGACGCTCGCGTGGTAGGATATACCTACCTGCCTGACCGTAAGCTGGCGTTTCGCGGTTCCCAGACTGGCAACTACCTGACCCTGGATGAGGCTCCAGGGGCCTACCCTGGCGTGCCCTGCGGGGTGTTTGAAATCTCCGAGCGTGATCAGGCCTCGCTGGATCGGTATGAGGGGTATCCTCGTTTCTACCGCCGCGGCATTGTCCCTGTGGAACACATCTGGGACGTCCGTACTCGGCAGGAGTTGCCCTTGACCTGCGGGAAGGTAGCTATGGTCTACTTGATGCAGCATGGGCATCCGCTGGGCAAGCCAAGCAGGGCCTACTGGCAGACCTGCCTGCAGGGCTACCGGGATTTCCACTTTGACCCGCGGTTCCTGGATCGCGCCCGGCTGGACAGCGGGTCTGAAACCATGTAAAATGGATGTGGAGGTGCATTGCATGATGGCAAATTTTGACCGAATTAAAGGGGCGCTGTATGGTGTGGCCGTTGGTGATGCTCTTGGCGGTCCGCTGGAGTTCCTGCCTCGCGCAACGGTGCGCAGGCGGTATCCGGAGGGCTTGCGGGAGATGATTGGGGGTGGATGGCTCCACCTCCGGCCCGGTGAGACCACTGACGATACCGCGATGACCCTTTGCGTGGCCGACGGCATCTTGGAAGCTGAAAGCCGAACTGCGCTGCGCCATGCAAGCGATGATGAACTGGCCTCTGCTATCGGGAGCAGGTTTATTTGCTGGTTGGATGGCAACCCTCCAGATGTTGGCGATACCTGTCGCGAGGCAATTGCTCGGGCGGAGTACGGTCTGTCCTGGGGTTTGGCTCCTGCAGAGGCCTGGTTCCTGGCAGCGGGCGCTTTAGGCCCTAATCAGGAGGGCAACGGTGCACTGATGCGCTGTGCCTATGCAGGTCTCTGGAACAAAGACCCTAAGTCCGCAAATCTTACCGCGCGGTTGCAGTCTCACCTGACTCACTCAGGTAAACAGAGCGAGACCTGTTGTGGCTGGTACGCGACGGTGCTTTGGAGCTACACCTTTGGGCTAATGGACCCGGATTTGTCTGACTGTCCTGCTGAACCAGAGGCTGTTTCGGATGACTGGTCACCCTCTGGTTATGTTATGGACACCCTGCATGCGGTGATCCTGGCTATGCAAGAAGCTTCCTTCGAGACCGTTCTTGTCAAAGCCGTGAACTTTGGCGGCGATGCGGATACCGTTGGAGCTATCGCTGGCGGGCTGGCAGGTGCAAAGTATGGCTTCTCTGCGATCCCGGAGCGCTGGGTGTTTGCGCTCTCTCCCACGCTTCGGGATAAGCTGGATGAGCTCGCCCGCTATGCCTACGAAAATCGAAAATAACACAAAGGCCCCAGAGCTTTATTACAAGCTCTGGGGCCTTTGTGCCGTGTCTATTGTCTGGCAGCCCACACAGCACTGCTGGCTTCGCTCCGGCCAAAGCCGGGGACGGTCTCACGCAGCTGCTGCTTGTGTCTGCCTGTCTGCTGGAGAAAGTCTTCCAGCCTGCCTCTGGCGGCGGCCAGGCGGGTCGCTGCCCGGCGCTGTAGGTCAGGTTGGTCAGTTTCCTTGGCCAGCACATACTCGCGTTTCCAGCGCCTGATTTGGCGCTCCAGAGCTCGCTGGCGGCGGTCGGCCTCCTCCTCGGTCAGCAGCTTGCCGTTGTATGGGAACTTTGGCGCGTTGTATTCGTCCAGCATTTCCTGCGTGTATGCGGGTTGACTGATACCCGGCCAGAAAGGATGCCAGTTGTGTCGGCAGTTCGCCCCGGCGAATCCGCGCACATCGCCGTAGCCGATGTCCTGTAAGCTCAGGTACCCGGGCTGGCCGGAGAGGCTTACGAGCTTGCCTTGCCACCAGCTGTGGTTGGTGAAGTCCTGGCCTCCATCACCGGTGCGGGCGCCTCCGTGTGCGGTCAGCTCCATGATGTCCACACCCATGCTGTCGGCGTTGTGCTGACTTATGTCCATTGCGGTCTGGTTGATGCCTGTGCGCATGGCTCGCAGGATCACCACCTCCAGCTTGTCGGTGTGCCCGCTGGGGTAGGTGCAGGCATCTACCCCTTGCTCGGCCAGGTCCTTTATGCCTCTGCGGACAACTTCATCCACGCTGAACGCACCGGTGACCGCGCCCAGATGCCCTTGGTCCAAGATGGCCCCCAGTTGCTCTTGTACAGCTACCGGCAGATTGTGGTTGCCCATGAGCGCTCTGGTCTGCGTGAGGTTGTACAGCGTGTTCATCGTCCGGCGGTATCCGCTCTGGGCGATCTGCTGTGCGACCGGGCTTGTGCCTATGCCCTCTGGCTCTGGCTGGCCTGCGGCGCGGTAGAAGCGGTTGTCCTGCGCTTCGGCCTCCAGCATTGCCTGCGCGAAAACAACGGCCACCTGGGGCGCTGTTGCGGCCATGAGGGCTTCCATGCGCTCCGCCAGATGTTGTCGAGTCGCACCGAGGGCCTGTGCTCGCTCTGCGAGCCAGTTTGCCCCCTCGGTCATGTAGTCGGTTTTCCTGACGCGGCGGGCCATGTCCAGGAGGATGTCCAGCTCGAGGCGGTCAAAGGCGGCGGCTGCTTGCTGGGCGTAATCATCGACCTGCCCCGGCCTCAGCAAGGCTCTACACGGTGCTTTCCGCTCTCAATGGTAATTTTATACCCTAACCACCGTAAAGCGTCGCACGCGCCCTCATAGCGGCCCCAGGCGGTCATGCTACGGGCAACCCCCGCATTCAGTCGGAGCTCATCGAGCTTTTCCGCTGCTCTTTTTGCCGGAGCTGGATTTTTGGTCGTTTTGGCTGCTGCCATTGGTAAGCACCCCCTGTAAAATGTCGGTCGCCATGGATTCCTGCTGAATGGCGGCAATGGCCTGCTGCGCAGTGGCTTCATCCTCGCCATAGAAATGCTGGCGGTATTCTACCTTGCTGCGCAGGCCGAGCTGGAGCTCTGACTGCCACTGCACCATTTCGGTCTGCCGATCGATGATGATGGAATCGTCCCACTTGAAAGAAATTTCAGGCGCACCTGCTCCGGCAGGCACGGTATCCAGCTGATCTGCCCAGAAGTCAAGGGCGGCAATCAACCCACGCAGTGCGTCCTCCAGCGCGGCCTGAATATCGCTGACGGTCGCGTACAGCTTTTGGCGGCTGCTGATGATTTCGGTTGCGGTCTTTTCGGTCTCGGCGACTTGGGAGAGAACGCCGAAGCTCAAGCCGCATTTACTCTCAACATGCCGCAGATACTGGTTCAGGCCACTCAGATAGTTGCCATCGCGCAGGCTGGGGGCGAAAATCTGGTAAAAGGTTCCGCCGTCTGCAATGCCCGTGTTGATGTTCATGCCGCGGAACAAACGCTGGGCATGTTCCGGAGCGCGTTTGTTGAGCGCCTGGGCGGGAACGCCAAAGCGGCACAGGCTTTCTTCGTCGGAGATAGGGGCACCGTTTTCGCCGATGGGGACGAGGTAGTTTTCATCAACGTCTACACCAAGTTCGCCGCCCTCGTATTCCCAATCCAGGCGAGTGAACTGGACGTCGGCATCGATAATCTCCGGGATGCCTGGCGCAAAAATGGCCGCGCCCAGCTCATTGTTGGGATCCACTGTATTGACAATGGGTGTGACGAAATAACCGCAGGGCACTTTATCCAGCCCGGGCAGGTAGGCGATGGGTTCTACGTCTTTCCACTCTGGACGGGCATCCAGCCCGATGGCGGTGCCCAGCTCGTTGTGGGTGCTTCCCATAAAAGCCAGGTTGATAACCTGTACACAGGGGTATTCTGCCGCAGCCGCAACGTCGCGGGCTTCCAGGATGTCGCGCTCCTTGTCGTGGTAGTCCTCCGGGCCGAGCAGGACGTGCATCCACTCCAGGCGGTTGTACACGTTCTTGCTATCCTGAATGCGGTTGACGAATACCACTTCCGTCAGCTCGCCGTCGGTGTTGGTGCTGATCGGGTAGATGCTGTCGGCGCTGACGAAGCTGACGCCGATGTCGTTTCCAGCCTGGTACGGCTTCCAGGCGCCGCTGCCCAGGGCCAGGGCCACGGACAGGATTCTGCGCCTGCGGGGGCTCATGACCTTTTGCATTTTGCGGTTGATCCAGTCCGCGCGCTGGCTGCCCTGGACGTTGATTTCCAGCTCCAGCGTGGTAAGCCGGGCAAGCTCTGTACAGATTGCAGCAGGCAGGCCCAGGGCTTTGGTATCCGGGTTCTGGTCGCAGGCTTCTCCCTTGATGGCCACGCGGTACCAGTTCTCGATGGCGGTCTGCTGCTTGTCGGTCATGAGGGTCTGCACGCCGAGCTCTTGTTCAATCTGGTTAAAGTCAATCATGCGTTTCGCACTCCTCGTTTCTGCCATATCGGTTCCATGGCGTAGCGTACCATGTCGATGCTGTGGTTGTCCGCGTCGATGTAGGTGTTTTGGACTTCCTGGGTTTTCTTATCGATGGGATACTCGTACTCGCTGAATTCCCGCGCGGTATGCGGGCAGCGCACGGGGTCAATGACAATTTTGGCGCGGCTTTGCAGCCATTTCATGCCGTCCGTTACGCTGGTACCGCCATGGGCGCTGTACTTATGGCAGCCGCGCAGACCGCGAAAGCCCAGGTCCCGCAGGGTTGCAATGCTTTTGTTGCCTGCGCTGTCAGCAATGATTTCCTTGTTCTTCCACGGTTCCAGAACGCGGGCTAGGTCTTCATCCTTTTCGCGGGTGGCGCGGTGCTCGGCAAAAATGTACAGGGTCCGCTTGGGGCTACTGTAGGCCATCTCGCCGAAGTGGTTCGGGTCCGGGTACCAGCCCCAGTCCAGGCCGCAGTAGGTCCGGTCAAACTGCGAGATTTCTTCGCGCGAAATTTCCCGGATTTCCAGGTTATCAAATACCTGTGTGCCGCACCCCACCACCTCGCCCAGGTATTCATGCGCGTAGGCGATGGGGTCCCGCTGTTTTAGGACCTCGGCTTCGTCAAAGAACTTCGGACCCAGCCAGTCTGCGGGGGTGGTCAGGTAGGTGGTATGATGCCGGAACTGCCGGGGCTTGGGCTCCCGCTTGTAGCGGTTGACCCAATGGCGAGCCATAGCAGGGGAGTTGAAGGTCTTGAAGGCAAAGGCGAAGGGGCCGCCGCGGAATACAGACTGTTCGACGTTTCGGATTTCTTCCTCTCCGTCGTACTGGTCGAATTCCTCAAAGTGGGCCACGCCAAAGTAGCCAAACGGTGTGGCCAGGGATTTCAGCTTGCCGGGGTCGTCCAGGCCGTAGAACTGGATGGTCTGCCCGGTGGGCAGGTACTCCAGGGTGTAGGGCTTCTTGGTCTGCTTCCAGAGGTGGCGGATGCCCATGCGGTCAATGACGCGGTTGTATTCCGGCCAGACGGAGGTCACGATGGTGTTGGCAACCTTACGCAGGACGATGCCGTGGATGTCCGGCACCCGCATAATGAGCAGGATGTGCTCGGTTGCGGCAAAGGTGGACTTGAGCGAACCACGCCCGCCGTCGCCTAGGTACTCGGTGTAATTGCCACTCCATACCGCAGTGTGGGCAGCGTAGTACTCAGGAATGATCAGGCTGGTCAGCCGTACCTCCGGATTGCTGCTGATCGGCAGTGTCCGGCGGTTTCGTTGCTGGTATGTCATCGATGAATACCACCTTTCCGCTCATGCCCCGCAGCTCTGGGTGCTCACTCCAGCGATCAGGGCACTTATTTTTGAGATAAAAACAGATCGCGCCCAGGTCGCCCTTAGATGCTTTCTGAAAAAGCGCGTTCTCCACGATGGCGATGGAGGCTTCCCGACCATTGTTGAACGCAACCCCGATGGTAGCCGGGTACTTGGCAATCCAGCGCCGCAGGGTTCGTGGGGCGATGGGCACGCCGCGCAGACGTTCCATATTGGTGCAGATTTCTTCCTGCGATAACCCCTGCTGCGCCCAGCTCTGGAGGAGCAGAAGGCCCGTGGGGTCAGTCCAGTCCTCGGCCTTTGGGCGTTTTTTCGGCAATGCTCACACCTCCTCCGTAGCGGCGTTCTGTGGGGTCTTAGTGTTTCTGTGGGTAACTTGTCGCATCAGTTCAGTTTGACCGCCTCACGGCCCGTGAACTGCTGCCAGCGGTCGATGATGACGTCGGCGTACTGCGGGTCAAACTCCATCGTAAAGCAGCGGCGGTTCATCTGCTCGCAGGCGATCAGCGTGCTGCCACTGCCGCCGAACAAGTCCAGAACGATTTGTCCAGGCTTGGAGCTGTTCTTGATGAGGTGGCCGACCAGGGGCACCGGCTTCATGGTGGGGTGCTCTTTGTTGGCGGCGGGCTTGTCGTAGCGCAGCACGGTCGTCTGCTCCTTTTGCAGGTATTCCTGCACACGTGTGGCCCATGCCAGCAGATCCTCTTTCTTCATCTTCTTGAGGTCCTCCGGCTTGGCGTCATCAATGACAGTGGTGTTGGTGCGGTCGTTGATGAAGTAATGGCCTGCACCCGGCTTCCAGCCATACAGGCAGGGTTCGTGCTGGTACTGGTAGTCGGCGCGGCCCAGCACCAGGCTGTTCTTGACCCAGATCAGGCAGCCGTGCAGCTCCCAGCCCGCCTCCCGGAACATGGCACGGAAGGCTTCGCCCTCGGTGTCTGCGTGGAAGATGTACGCGGCTGCGCCGGTGCGGCAGGCATCGTAAGCGCAGCAATATGCCTGGAGCAGAAATTGCCGGAACTGGCTTTCGTCCATACTGTCGTTCTGGATTTTCTTGCCGTTGCTGCCCTCGTAGTCCACGTTGTAGGGCGGGTCGGTGACCAGCAGATCCGCCTGTTCGCTGCCCATGAGCGCGTTGACGTACCGAGGGTCGGTGCTGTCGCCGACCATCAGGCGGTGGTTGCCCAGCTGCCAGATGTCGCCAACGCGGCAGGTGGGCTCCTCCGGCAGCTCCATGTCGTAGTCGTCATCCTCGGCGTCACCGTCCACCTGCTGTACAGCAACGTTCAGGCCAAAATCGGCGAAGTCATAGTCCAGGCCCTGGATTTCTGCGTTCAGCAGGGGAATGTCCCAGACCGCTACCTCACCGGTGGAATTGTCGGCCACGCGGTATGCCTTGACCTGGTCAGGGGTAAGGTTGGCCGCCACCACGACCGGAACCTCTTTCAGCTTGAGCATCTTGGCGGCCTTGTAGCGGGTGTGCCCGACGATGATCACGCCGTCCTTGTCCACTACGATAGGCTGCTGAAAGCCAAATTCTTTGATGCTGTTGGCTACCGGCTTGACTGCCGCGGTGTTGTTGCGCGGGTTGTTCTTGTAGGGGTGTACGTCACCAATTTTCCAGGTTTGAACTTCCATGTTTTGTCCTCCGCTTATAGGTTCTCCCTCTATCGTACCATGGTTTCAAGCATCAAATGTGACGGGATTTTTGGGCATAAAAAAGCGGCCCCGTGGGAAAGGGAGGCCGAAAACCACGGGGCCATAAAACGGAGGTGCAGGGCGCAAAAATGAAAAATCACCCGGCGGTATTATAATACCATCCGGGTGAGTGGAGAATGTGACAGGTTTATTTGGTTTTCTTCTTAGCCTTTGCGGCGGGCTTCTTTTTCTTGGTTTTGGATCCGAACAAATCCGGGTACAGCTTGGCAAGATCTGCTTTGCTGGGGCCCTCGCCCTTCATCCGCACGTTAGCTTCGAACTCTGCACGGGTAGGTTTGTGGCTCATTCCTTGCCTCCAAAAATGTCAGGGTTCACCATGACGATGCTTTCCATGTCGATAATGTTGCGGCGGCGGATGCGCTCATGATATTCGGGAATGTCACTAAGTTCTGTTCCCGGTTTCTTCATCCGCTGGTTGCAGATAGCAATAATCTGATCGTCGGTTAGATTGCGGAAGTATAACTCTTTGCCCTCTGGGGTGTCAGCAATTTCGTCTTTTGTCAGCCCGCGCGCTTTGAGAGCTTCGATGCGGGAGTTCAGCTCTGCGTCGCTGATTTTGTAAAGCGGTCTGATTTCGTAAGGGTTCATTACTTTTTCCTCCGTAGGTTTTCTTCAACGTCAAGGTAGACAACCGTGGCACCGTGGTTGTTCTTGGTCCAGGTGGCTTTTTTAATGCTGAATCCTCGACGATTGATCGAGGAGGGCAGTAAAACCTCATGCTCACTAGAAATCTTTGACAGGTGTCTGAAAGGTACACCGGAAATGTTCTTTCCGGGAGCTTCTCGAAGAACCACCGAAATGAAGCTGCCGTCATTCCATCCGACCCCTGCAAAGCCATCCCTTGCAACCGACAAACTGCTGGACATACTGGTAATGCCCTTTTCGAGCCAGGTGCCCTTTGCAATCAGGTCTTTTAGATCTTTTTCGCCGTTGTTCCATTTAATGCCACGGTAGATTGCGCCCTTGTAGACGGGAGCGTTTTTTCCACCCAGTACACGGTCAATCAGGTTGATTTCCTTTGCAACTTTGGGGCTGTTTTGGGGGTTATTGTCATGAATTGCATGGTAGCCCGACCCTGAGTAGTGCTCCAATGCCTTAACGGCCTCGGATTTTTCCTCTTGGCTCAGCCCTGGGCAGGCCATGCCTACCCAGGCGCGTTTTTGTTTACCTGTCAGCTCGTGGTCGGCAATGTGGGTGGTTGTTTCCGGGTGGTTCCGCAGTGCGGCTTCCTCCGCTTGCGTTGCGGTAGCCGCCCGCATGCCCTGCTGTGCTCCCAGTGACCCTCTGCCCATGATCGACCCTCCCAGTTAGTTACTGGGTTCATCGTATCATGGTTTTTAGGGGCAAATGTGACAGGTTTATCCGAGCTCTTTGGTGAATGCCTGGTACTCGCGCTCGCCGTAGCAGTAGACGCGGATGTCGGTCAGGCTCTTGGCGGGGAAGGTGCGCAGGGTATCCGCTGCAATCTTCACTGCTTCAGTCAGCGGGTAGCCGTGGATGCCAGTACCGATGGAGCAGAACCCGATGCTGTGCAGGCCCAGTTCCTCTGCCCATTCCAGACAGCTGCGATAGGCGCTGCGCAGGAGTTCTGCGTCTTTCGTTGCGCCTGAATAAATCGGGCCGACCGTGTGAATGACGTACTTGGCTTTGAGCCGGAACCCTGGGGTGGCGACGGCATGCCCGGTGGGACACCCGCCGATGCGGTCGCAGGCGCGCTGCATGTCATCCCAGCCGGCCTCGGTGAAAATGGCACCGCATACCCCGCTGCCGCCAGCCAGGTGCGCGTTGGCGGCGTTCACGATGGCGTCGGTGTCGGCGTACACTACGCTACCGCGCAGGACGCTGATTTTTGCCATGTGCTTCACTTCGCTTTCTTTGGGAACCGCTGCGGGTTCACCAGACTGGCTTCACTATACCACGTTCTGGCGGACAAGTCAATCTTGCGCACAGTTACGTCTGTTTTTATCCGCCTGCGCCAGCTTCCCGGCGTACTGCTTGGTCAGGAACCTCGCACCCATCATCGTGTGCGGGAAGTTCTTGTACTGGATGCCTGCGTCCTTGCACACCTGCTCGATGTCCGGTGTGAGCTTGCCATACACCAGCAGGCCGGTGGGCTGCTTTTGGCGGAAAAGCTCGCGTACGCCATCCATGAAGTAACTGTACAGCTCCCGGCCCTTGACGCAACCTACCGTGCTGATTGCCACGGTGCTGTGCTCCGGCAGTCCCTCAAAGGTCCAGGCAAAGCTTGCCTTGTCTGCCCAGCTGGCACTGGGGATCACGTTCAGCCCGCGTGCCTGCCACCAGGCCCCCAGCAACTGGTTGCGGTAGTGGTTCCATTTCTGGAGCGGCTCCGGGAAATCCAGGTACATGGAGAAGTCCGGCTCGACCACAAAGGCGAATTGCTCCAGAAGCTCCAGGTACACCTCCGGCTTTGTCCAGATCCGCTCAAACTGGTAATCGTCACTGTAAAAGTGCAGGCCCTGGGCTTCCCGGAAGTCGCAGCTGAGTGCGTCCTTAAACCGCACCATGGTGTCGATGCCCTCTGGCCAGGGGGCTGCCTGCATCTTGGCAAATCCGCCCGGCGTGAGCTCGACCTCCGGCAGCAGGTGCCAGTTCACCAGCGTGGCGGTCCTGAACCGCCCGTTGTCCTTACCTCCGTTTGGCATGAGTGCTCTCCTCGGTATAATTCAAAAAACGCCCGGCGGTTGCGCATCGTTGAGAGGCTGCCGGGAGGGTGGCCCGCCATGGTGCGCTTGGGTGAGTGGGGAGTGCTCTGCCAGAGGCGTGGTCGGGCCTATGGTTCTATCGTATCATGTTTTTCGTGGTCAAATGTGACAGAATTAAGCCCTCTGTGGGCGATCTGGCAGACCGTGTTCGGCGTGTTGTCCCCGCCGATGATGAGGGCCACCTGCACCCAGCTGCGTTTGCCCGGCCCCAGAAAAGCGCAGCGGAGGATCCGTCGCGTCAGCGGGTCCTCTATGCCATCAATAATTTTGCAGCGACGCACTCGGCTTAACCGCCGGAACTGGCGTATTGTCACGCGTCCTCACCTCCATGCGTATGATCCATGTAGATTTTCGGTTCGTCGTCCTCTTCCAGGTGGGCAGCAGCTTTCCCGGCGCAGACCCCGGCGGTGTAGGCGGCAGACAGCAGCGCAGCCAGAATGGCGCTGCCAATGACGGAGAGCAGGATATCCATCAATCACCACCACCTTTCTCTGCGGGTGCGTTGCGCGGGTGACGCGCCTCCTCTGCCAGAGCCTTAATGCCCTGAATCAACCCCTGCTGGCAGGCGCTCTTGCTCTCCAGCGCTCTGGCTACCAATTCATCCGCACCGTTCTTGACCAGCAGCCGATGGATGATGACGGGGTGCTGCTGCCCCTGTCTGTACAGCCGCGCGTTGCCCTGCTCGTACAGTTCCAGGTTCCACGGCAGGCTGTACCAGATCAGGTGGTGCCCACCTGCCTGGAGGTTCAGCCCGTAGGCGCAGCTGGCAGGCTGGGCCAGCAGGATGTCCAGTTCGCCGTGGTTCCAGGCATCAGCTTCCTCACGGCCTGCCAGCACGGCAAATCTGAGGCTCCTCTCGCGCGTTTTCAGCTCTGACTGTAAAAGTTCCCGATCAAAGTCAAAACCGTAAAAAACGAGGGCTTTCTGCCCGTCCAGCGCGTCGATGAGCTCCATGAAGGCATCCAGCTTGCAGTGGTTCAGCTGGTGGACCTGCTTTTCCGCGTCATACATTGCGCCGCTGCACAACTGGAGCAGCTTGCCGGTCAGGGTGGCCGCCTGCATCGCGGTGATGGTTTCGCTGTCCACTTCCAGCAGCTTGGCGGTCTGCATCTCCTGGTAGGTCTGCCAGTCCTTGTCGGGGAAGACCACCGGGATATCCTCAATGATTTTGTCCGGCAGGTGCAGGTGGTCAGCTGCCTGGATGCTGATTGCAATGTCCGCCAGCTTTGCCTGGATGACCTCCTCGGCACCTTTGCGGGGCCGCCAGCTGTACACCTGCATCCCGTTGCGCTTGTCCGGCTGAAAGTAATTGTCCCGGTACTGGGTGAAGCGCTGGCCTAGCCGCTGTCCCTGGTCCAGCAAGTACACCTGCGCCCACAAGTCCATGTAGTCTTTCGGCGCGGGGGTGCCAGTGAGCTCCACCACCCGGTGGATGAATGGCCGAACCTTGCGCAGGGCTTTGAACCGCTGCGTGCTGTGGTGCTTGAAGCTCGACGCTTCATCCAGGACTACCATGTCAAAGGGCCATCGCCTGCCGTATCGCGTTGCCAGCCAGACGACGCTGTCCCGGTTGGTTATGTAGATGTCGGCTCTTTTTAACAAGGCCCGCTCGCGCTGCTGTGCTGTCCCCAGTACTGTGCTTGTCCGCAGCCATTGCAGGTGTTCCCATTTCTTGATTTCGTCCTGCCAGGTTGCTTCCGCCACTTTCTTGGGGGCAACAATCAGCACTTTGCTGACCTCGCCCAGCTGCAGCAGCGTGGCTATGGCGGTTAGGGTGACCACCGTCTTGCCCAGGCCCATTTCCAGCCAAAGCGCCACGCCGGGGCGCTCAATGACCGCGTTGATGCAGTCCTGCTGGTAAGGGTGGGGGATAAAGCTATTCACGCTGGCTAACCTCCTTTCCGGTGCGCAGCCTTGATAGATTGCCAAGGTACTGCGCCAGCGCTTTGGCATCCTCCGTGGTGTTGATCTCGCACCAGTGAAAGTCCATCCGGTCCAGCTCTTTGCCCCAGAACTCTTGCAGGCTGCCATCCTTGACGTGCCTGCCGGGAGCCTTGAGCTCCACAAAGGCAATCACCCCACCGGGCAGCAGGCAGATTCGGTCAGGCACCCCTGCTGTGCCTGGTGAAACGAATTTCAGGCACCATCCGCCTTTCTTCTTGATGTCCTCCCGGAGCGCTCGCTCTATGACGTTTTCTCGCATGTGTTTTTCTTTCTCCCTCGGTATTTTGTCAACCGTGGCAACCAATTTCCCTAATAGACCCTATACGTGTGTATACGCGGGTATAATCCTTCTTTATTTATTATTTATATTTTATAGTAATATTTAGTTGACATAGTTGACATAGTAATATAATAACGATAAATCGCAAAATTTGCGTCAACCGAGTGCGTCAACCGCGTCAACCATGTCAACCAACTTTTGTCCCCTCAGCGTCAACCGACGGGATATGGATTTTTGTGCCATGCTTTCTGCCTGCCGTAAGGCGCAAAGCGCTGTACCGTGTTGGTTTTCTCCCACTCTGGCAGAGCCTCCAGGCTGGCCGTGATGCGTCTTTGCTCCCGTGTGGTGATTCGTTCGATCCGACCGTTTAAGCATTCCTCCCAGATTTCTGCCACGCAGGTATAATCTCTCGGTGCCGTGTTGATCGAAGCCTTGTCCACGAGAGTACCTGCATACCACTGCTCACGCCTCTCGGCATTCCATCCGGTGCGCCAATCGACGGGCACCTCGGCTTCCAGAAAAGCCTGAATTTTGGCCTGCCAGGGGTCGGCTTCCATGTGTTCCTGTTGCACTTCCTGCGCCTGTTCGACCTGCTCGCCTTTAAAGTACAGCGGCTCGCCCTGCCGGTAAAGCTCGACTGCCTCCGCCCAGATCTGGTCCACGGCGGTCTGCGGCAGCCAGTGGTCCTCGCCCAGAACCTTGATGTCGTACTCTGGGGTGTGCTTGTAGGTATCAATGGGCCAGAATCGGCGGTTGCCTGTCGGGTCGCGCAGGAATTCGATCTTGTTGCTGGTGCCAAAGAAAATGCACCGGCGTGGGTAATTGACTGTATTCCGGCCATAACTGGGGCGGTAGACGTCTTCGCGCTGGCTGATGAACTGCTTGGCGGCTTCATTCTCGCTCTTGTCCAGCGCTGTCAGCTCGCCCAGCTCCACCAGCCAGACCCCGCGGATGCTCTCTCTGGCGTCCTTGGTTCCGAAGCAAGTAAGACTGTCAGAGAACCATTTTTGCCCCAAATGGGCCACTAAAGTGCTTTTACCGATCCCTTGAGGGCCCGAAAAGATAACTACTTGGTCGTATTTTGCCCCTGGATGGAACGCTCTGGTCACGGCTGCGGCCAGGCATTTGCGGGCCACGGCGCGGGTGTAGGGGGTGTCCTCTGCGCCCAGGTAGTCAATGAACAAGGTTTCCACGCGGGGGATTCCATCCCAGCGCAGGCTGTTGAGGTAATCAACCACCGGGTCCCGAGCTGCCGCTGACGCTTCCAGCGCGATGGCGTCCGCAATCTTGGCCGTGCCGGTGAGATGGTGCACACTCTCAAAGTACCACCGCAGCCCGGCATCGTCGTTGTCCGTCCACCAGCGTTCCTCGGCGTTCTTGTCCCAGGGCAGGGGACCGGTGCATTTGCGTCTCTGGGCAAACAAATCATCCCAGACCTTGCCTGCCAGCAACGGGTCATTGTGGATCAGCAATCGCATGTTCTGGCTGGTGCAGAGCAGCTGGCCTTTGGCGTTTACCTCCAGCCTGCTGTGCCAATCCTCCGCCTCGTCATCTTCCACCGGCGTGAATCCCTCCATGGCATGTTGGAGATTTTCCTCGGATAGCGTGCTGTAGACGACCGGATCGTGCATGGCCAGTTCAGCCATAGCAGCGTAGCTGGGCAGCCGGGTCACGGGGGTATCCGGCTGCGCGTCGAGGTCTTGCTCGCCAAACAAATGGATACGGACCAGGTCCCAGGCATTAACCAGCTTGCCGCCCGCGGGATCTGTGCTGTGGTGGCTGTACAGGAATTTGCCGTCATCGTACAGAATCGCGCCGCCGGTGGTGCTGCCTTTGGTGTAGGTGTACCGCCCGGAGGAGGCTTCGGCGTAGGTGTCCGGCAGAAACTTGTCCATCGCCGCAGGCACGTCGTAAACCCGGCAGAAAGCCCCCACCAGGCCTTGTTTCTGGGTGGGGTCGGCCTGCTTGCCGCCTGGCCGCTTTGGCGTGCGCTCAGAGGGGCACAGGGGCCAAGTGGCGGCATCGTGCCAGTCCGCGTAGGTAGCGAGCAGGGCATCCGCAGGCAACGCCTTGCCCTGGCTGGCACCGAGAAAGACCGTTTCACTGTCACTGCTGGCGCTTGGCCAGTACATAAGGCGCTCAGCTTCAAAGGTTGTCGGGTCCAGTGTGCTCATCAGCGGGTCGATGGCCTGCGCCGCTGCTCTGGCAATGGGCTGGTATTCATCGGCGCTGACCGGGCGGTCGATGGGAATGATGACCCGGATGCGCGGGTGCTGCGGGCTGTGCTTGCGAGTGCTGTAGATCAGGTAGTCGCAGCCGAGCCCCGCCACGGTCTGGCACAGCTCCTCTGTGGTGCCACTGGGGGCGTTATCGATATCCAGGGTTACCATGCTGCGCGTCTGGCAGCAGCCGCGCTTGCGGCGGCCCTCTGCCAAGGCAGCGGCCACAAAGCCGCCGTTGTCTTTGAGCATGTCCTGCTTGGACTTAGGCAAGGCCATGTATTCTGCGTGGGTCTCGGTGCCCACGGAGGTGTGTCTCCGGGCCTCCTCGATGAACTGTGGCCAGGTCCAGTCCACCTGCTTCCATATTTTATCGGTTCGGCTTGTGCCGACGCTCAACTGCATGTTGTGTTCCTCCTATAACGGCTCTGTGGTCTCCGGTACGTCTACCCCTGCGTCGTCCAGCAGTGTCTTGGCCCAGAGATCCGCCAGCTGTTCTGTGCGATAGGCGGCGAATTTCTCGGTGACCACTGGGATGGCACCCTTAATCCGGCGCATGGTTCGTGGGGCTAGGCCAATCTGCCAGCATGCCAGCAAAACAATGTACAGGCACCGTGTGGCGATGTCCTGCCGTTCGCGCTCGACTGCTTTCTGGCCGATAGCCTCCAGTTCGTCCCGGGTTTTCCGGCTCACCGGGATGTGAGCTTTCATCGCGGGCTCACCTCCATGGCATCAAAGCGGAACGGGAAATCTCCAAAATGAGGCCAGGGAGCATCGGTAGTATCTGGGTCAGTTGCAGCGTTCCAGCGCTCGATGGCCTGCGCCTTGGTGGCGCCCAGGTGCCCGGCCCGCCCGCAGCGGGTGCAGGCGACCAGGTAGCCTCTGGTATGTACGGGGTGAACCCAGTTAAGCAAAGGGCCGGCTGTTTGGCCGCAGATGCAAGGATGGATTTCAGGAAGTTTCGTCATTTTACAGTTCCTCCCACTCATAGCGGCCCTTGCCGGAGTTGCGCCACTGGCCCAGTCCGCGCTTGGTGCCGTAGTTCAGGCATTCGCGCACCATAGCTTCCAGGCCGGGGTCCAGGCACTCGATTTCAAACTCTGCCGTTGACCCGGCAGGTACGCTCTCGCTCTTGGCGATGCTGACGCGTTCGCCCTGCGGGGTGCTGGCCCGGAGCGGGCGTTCGCAGTAGCCCATCTTGAGGCCGTGGAGGTCGTAGGGAATCTCGCGGGGGTACACAAAAATCAGGCCGTCAATGGCTTTCTTGTAGGCTTTCAGGCCTGCGCAGGCTTTACCTCCGGGGTAGCCAGCCTTACCAGCTGCCGCCAGCGCCTTGCAGGAATCCTTGAGCATTCCCTTGATCTGGTAGTCGTAGATAAACGGTGTACCGTCCGCCTGTTTGGGAAATACTGTGATGCGGTCTTCCGCGTTCTGGGCCTTGATGTTGTCGATTTCCTCTGAGGTAAGGTCCTCCGTGGGGGCCTTGCTGGCGATGTAAGTGCCCATCAGATCCTCATTGCTGGGGCTGCTGCCCAGGGCTTCTTCCAACAAATTAATACGTACTTTCATTTTTAGTTGTCTCCTTTTTTTGTAAAATCAGTTGCTATTCAGTTCCAACGCGGGGTGCAGCAGTTCTTTGCCGTGGCTTTGCCCTCGCAGGTCTGGGCGCATCCGTACCCTACTTTGCCTACGCATGTCCGGGGCAGGCGTAGCTTTTCCTGTGCGGTTCTTTTCTGTTCATTTCCTATGCGATGCTTTGCTCTTCTTCTCCAAGGCATTGCCCTGCTTTTCATTTCCGGTGCGTCGCGCAGCGCATCCAGCGCATTGCGGGTGCAAGCATTGCCGCAGCTATGCGGCTTACTGCATATCCTTCGCGCTGCCTTACCTTGCGGTTCCTATCCGAGGCATTTCATTGCTTTGCACTGCCCCACTTTGCCTTTGCTAAGCAAAACATTGCCTAGCAAAACATTGCCAATGCCTTGTACTGCTTTTCTACTCCGCAGCCACGCATAGCTCGTCTCAGCGATGCCTTTCCGTGTCTGGGACTCTCAGTGCCCGGCTGTTCCGGCGCTTATCCGCTCGGACCATTGCCTGCGCCGATATCAGTCCTTGGTGAAGAACTGCCCGACCCAGCCCTCGGCATTGAGCGGGAGCCCTTCTGCCCAGGGTGCGGGCTTGCTCATGATGCGCCGTACCTCCTCGAGGTCTGCCTCCGGAGTGTCGGTGTGCCTCTCGATGACCACCTCGTCGTGGATGTGGAAAACCACCCGGTATCCGGCTTGCTTGAGGTTGTCTAGGGCGAATTCCAGGCAGTCCCGCCCGATGGCCTGTGTCAGGTTCTCGGTGAGCTTGCCTCCGTAGGTCTCGCTGTCCTGCCAGCCTGCGTTGGTCTGTTCGCGGTAGTGGATGTGTCCGTCATCGGTGATGCGCGGGTCTGCGTAGTAGAGCTTTCTGCCGCTCGGCAGGCTCATGGTCAAAAAGGGGAAGGGGCAGGTCGTGCTAGCCTCCATGCGGAAGGTGACGCCAGGGATAGCCAGGCAGCCGCGTTTGCTGTTGATGACAAATTTAGCCGCGTGCTCCATGGTCCTCCAGAGCTGGACGATGCGCGGGTTCTGCTGCCGCCAGCGGGTGACCATGTCCTGGATTTCCTCATCGGGCAGGTCCTTCAGCGCGCCGCTGGTGTCCATCCTGCGCATGGCGCCTACCCCGCCCTGGTATCCCAGGGCCAGGGTGGCTACCTTGCCGCGTTGCCGGTAGCTGTAGTTGGGGTTCCCTTTGCGGATGGTTTCCACCGGAATACCGAACATTTTTGCCGCTGTGGTCTCGTAGATCTTGCCTGTTGTGCGGAAAACGTCCAGCACCCATTCCTCTCCAGCTTCCCAGGCAATCAGCCGGGCTTCGATGGCGGAGAAGTCCGCGTCAATGAACACCGCGCCCGGCTCTGGAATCAGCGCGGTGCGGATCATCTGGCTCAGTACGTCGCTGACGTCGCCGTAGATCATCTCCAGGGCGGCCAGGTTGCGGGCCTTGATCAGCGCCCGCACTTCGTCCTGGTGTTTGAGGTAAGTCCGCGGCAGGTTCTGCACTTGGAGCAGCCTGCCCGCCCATCGTCCGGTGCGCGTAGCGCCGTAGAACTGCAGCGTCCCTCGGATGCGCCCATCGGGGCCTGTGGCCGCCTGGATTGCATCATATTTCTTGAGGGAGGATTTCCCCAGGGCTTGTCGAAGTTCCAAAACCCGGCGCACGTTCGCGGGCTGGGGGGCTTTCAGGGCCTCGGCCACCGTGGCTTTCTGCAGGTCTGGCAGCTTTGCGCCGTTGCCTTCCAGCCAGCTCAGGAGCTGCGCGGGGCTGTTGGGGTTGCTCAGTCCGGTCAGCTGCTGTGCCTCCTCGAGCAGTTCGGCGCTGTATTGATCGCCGCACCACAGTGCGCCGCTGGTAAGGTTTGCATCCGTGGCAATGCCGCGGCTGTTCATCCGTACATCGTCCCGCCACTGCTGCCAGATAAAGTCCGGCACGGTGAAGGGTTCCAGCAGGTTGTCGATGTGCCTCTCTGTCTCGACGTCTCGGATGTTGTATTGCCGGAAAATCTCCCATTTCTCGAGGTCGTGCCTCGGTAGGTTGCGGGTGCGGCCACCGTTGGCTTTGGTCGGCTTGCAGGGGCAGCAGAAGTAGCGGATAAGCGCTGCGCCCTCTCGCATCTTGGCCTTGTCCTCCGGCAGCTGGAGCGCCTTGCCTGCGTCTTTCAGGCTGGCAGGCAGGCCGCAGTACATGGCGTGAATCATGCTGTCTTCCCACTGTTCCAGCCAATCTTCACGCTGCGTCTGGCTCAGGTGGAAATACTCGCTAAGACACCACCACTCAAAGGCTGCATTCCAGGCCCGCTTGGTGTATCGCGGGTCAAAGAGCAGGGGCTTTAAAGCCGCCAGCCCTATGATGCCGTTGTCGGTGGTATCGGTGAGCTGGACCCTGCCATCGTCCACCGCCGCGCTTGCCAGCAGAATCTCAAAGTCCGGATCCTGGGCGTAGCGGTAGGCGCCCACCTTGCCGATGTCCTGAGGACTATAGGTCTCCAAGTCAATCGTAAGTAGCATACTTGCCTCCGTGCCGGGTATTAGCCCAACATGTCCTCAACCTCCGGGGAGAGCGGCTCGAAACCGTCCGTGCCAGTGTCGCCGCCCAGCCGTGCACCGTCCTTCGTCTTCTGGATCGCTACCAGCCCTGCGCTGAGGCCCTTGCCACCTTTGGGGTTGTTGTAGGCATAAATGCTCACCTTGACGTTGGCGTAGCAGCCGCTGTAGACCTCATCGCGGTCCATGACCGGGTTGCAGCGGGCATCGATGATCTTGGGCGGGTGGTCGGCGTTGGCCTTGGTGTTGAGGAAGTAGCAGCCAGCGTAGTTGGGATCGCCACCCTTGGTCGGGTCAGTGTCGCCATCGCGGAGCAGGGGGTGTGCGTAGCTGGCGGGCTTCTTGCCACCCCACTTGGTTGTGATTGCCTCGCTCTCGATCTTGGTCATCAGCTTCTGGAGGCGCTGGATGGTGGCAGTGTCCGTCTTGGGAATCAGCAGGCAGCAACTGTACTGCATCTTGTCGCCCTCCATGCTCTGGCGGGCTTCCCAAATGTTGGCGTAAGAAAGACGGCAGGGGATAATGATTTCGTTAGCGTTCATAGTGTGTTCCTTCCTTTTTAAATAAGCGTAGTGTGGGTTTCTGGGGTTTTTGAACCCCTCAGGGATGGGTTTGATTTCATAACGCCATTTGCGCCAGTTGATGCAGGTCCTTCTAAAGGCTCGCTCTGCTTTGCGCGGGGTCTCGGCGGCGATGCCAAAAACGAAGCGCTTCTCTGCGCTGTTCCAGATGCCGTAGGTCACGTTTGCTGCTCCTGATTTAATGACTGCATTGCTTGGAATAAAGCGGCCATGGCTCGATTCTTTGGAAGGTTATGTGATACGCCATTTCGATAGGCTATCAGCATCCGTTGGCACCAATAAAGGGCCTCACCCTTGGGGATAATTTCAACGGAGTACTGATTTGGGAGTGTCATTCCTTGACCACCTCGAATCCGTCCGCCGGGTCATAAGCCGGCCTTTTATCGCTCTCTGGGGCCAGGGTGGGCTTGCCTTTGGGTTTCTCGATGTAGGTGCCGCAGACCTCTGCAAAGTGCTTTTTGCCCAGCAGCTTTTCTGCTGCCGTCAGGCTGATAGGGCTGCGCTCGTACAGCATGGCTTCCTGGATGCCGCTGGCTTCCATGGCCTTGAATGCTGCATCCTGGTCGATGAATCGCCGGGTGCTGCGCCCCTCCACCAGCTTCCAGCCGGGAATGACTGCGCCTTGCTGCAGCTGTTGCTGTGCATAGTCCTGCAGGCATTTGGCGTAGTCTGCCAGGCCCAGCACCTGGGTCAGCCAGTCGCCGATTTCATCATCAGTGAGCAGCCGCGGATCCCTGGCCTCCGGGATGGTCTCAGCCACAAAGTCTGCCAGCGGACCGTACTTGTCTTTCCAGGCGCGGCACTGGGGCTTTGCTCTGCACCACCGGCATTGCTTTTCGCCGGGGTTCAGCTCGCCCTTGCCCTCCCACGCCAGCTTGGCGGTGGGTCTGAGCGTGCTTTCTGCCCAGTCGAGCAGCTGGTCTGCTGGAATCTCCCAGGTCTCCGGCTCGCTCTGGATGCGGGGCTGCACGATGGTCATGCGCACGGTCTGGATGTCGTCGGTGCTCTGGAAGAGCTGCCATGCCCCCAAGGCGTACAGCATCATCTGGGTGTTCTCCTCCGGGCTGACCGGAACCCCTGCGCCGTACTTGAAATCCACTACATGGAGCAGGCAGTCGCCGATCAGCAGGCAGTCGCAGGTGCCGAAGCACTCCGGGACCCAGCGGGTCATCTTGACGTGCTGTTCTACACATACCGTGGGTGTGTGGGGGAAGCCAACCCAGAGGGTGTGGATGAAGTCCGCGTACAGTTCCGCGGCGTTTTTCATCTCGGTGGGGTACGCCGGGTTGTCCAGCAGGTCCTGCGTGGGTGCTGCCGGCAGCCCCATCCAGGCGGGAACGCTGCGGCGGACCAGCTGCTCGCATAGGTAGTGGGCCTTGGTGCCCTCCTCCGCGTAGACGCTGGTTTCGTGGGGCATGTGCTCGGTAAGCCTTGCACTGGGCGGGCAGCCCAGCCACATGGCACTGCTGGAGGGGCCCAGCAAAGCGTGTTTACTTGGTGCCATCGTCTGCCTCCTGCGTGTCTGCGAACGCATCCATCAGCGCGGCTTTGAAGTACCCCATCAGGAAGTTGCGGCCATCATCAGTGGACGCGCTGTTGTGGATAGCGCTTGCGGTGGCAAAAGCGAGAGCTTTCAGAATCTCCCCGCATTCGCCATCGATTTCCACTCGCATGCGTTCCTTGTTGCGGGTGATCTTTACGGTTGCGGTGATGTTGGGAAGCTCCTCTTCCACCACATCGAGCCAGCGCCCGGGGAAAGCCCAGGGGTGATCATCCTGGAGGTTGTCCCACTTGACCCAGTAGATGTCGTTGTTGGTGGAGGCCAGCTTATCTACCGTGCCGAGGCTGCCCGGCTCCGGGTAAAACTCAGGCGTCACTTCGTGCATCATCCGGGTGTTTTTGTTGTCCGCTACGCGGACGCGATCTCCCGTCTTAACCATTGAGGTCTACCTCCATTTCGTTCAGCGCCTCGGCCCAGTGTTCGCTGGGGATGTCAGAAAGCTTGCGGACGCTGTACTTGCCCAGAATCTCTCCGAGCTTATCCTGCTTGCCCGCCAGTGCGAGCTTGCGGCCCGTGGTCTGCAAATCTTCCAGGGTTACCGGCTTAGCGGCGGTTTCTTCCTTGGGGGCCGCAGCGGGCTGCTGTGGGGCCTGCGGTTTGGTGAAGGGAATCTCTCCGTCCGTGGGCACATGTGCCTGTACGGGGGCTGCCTGCGGGGCAGGGGAGGGCTTGGCGGGAACTGCCGGAGCCTGAATGCCCGCGTTCAGGGCGTTCAGGGCATCCCGGTACTCTGCCGGGGTGCTTGCGCTGATGCTGATGCAAATTTCCATCACTGTACCTCCTCGTTCTCGTCAAGCGCGGCCATGTTGCTGATGGCGTAGGCGACGCACTGTTCGACAATGTCGCCCATGTCGGTGTCGGCCATGCTCGAAAGCATCTTGATCCACTGGAATGTCGTGGGGGTGAGCCGGACTGTCGGCTTCGTCAGGTTGCCTTTCTGCTGGATGAATACCGGACGACCGTTCTTATTTTTCAGAATGAACTTTTCCATTTTTGACCTCCGTTGTTTTGAGCAGCGCACCGCAGATGACGTTCAGGGCCAGCGTGCTCAGAATAATGCCGGGGATGTTCAGGCCCCCCAGCGCGGCGATCAGCAGTACCGTGGCTGCTGTGCCTGCCAGTCTCAGAACGTGCGTCATTGGAGCGCCTCTCTTTCTTTGCCCAGCCAGGGGCGGATGAAGTAGTCGTAGAATTCTTCGTGCGGGATCTGGAGCCAGTCACCAATCTGCGCCATCTCGTCGGCATCCCAGGGGTACCTTCCGGTGAACCGCAGACTTACGTAAGGGATTGACCGTTTAAGAATTCTTGCGATGTCGCTTTGGTCTGCGTCAGCGGCAATCAGCCGCTGACGCAGTTTAATGTACTTGCGCATTGGTGTGCCTCCACTCGCCAGTGGATTTTTAATCCACTTTCAACGCAAAAAAAATTCGTTCCTTGTCGTCTACTGAAAGGTTCAGCAGACGTGCGAGCCCATCGACTTCGCTGGCCTTAAACTCCGTATCGTTCTCGATTTTCCGCTGGAGCGATTGGCGAGTAATGCCCAGCCGTTCGGCCAAAAAACTGAGCTTGAAGCCAGATTGAGTGATGCAATCGCGGAGTGCTCTTGTATCGGTCATTGTTTTCACCTCCTTGCCGGTGGATTCTTAATCCACTGATGCTACTATACTACCTTGGAGATTGAAAGTCAACGAATTTTTCCAAAAAAGTTGATTTTTGTTCCCGCTTATGGTATCATACCGAAAAAGGAGGGGACTCCCATGGAATTCAAAATCGGATTACGCATTAAGGAACGCCGCGAGGCTTTGAAACTTACGCAGGAGGAATTGGCTACCCGCATGGGGTACAAGGATAAATCCTCCATTCATCGTATAGAGGCGGGACGGGCAGATATTCCGCAGTCCAAGGTATACGCTTTTGCCAAGGCCCTGGACACCACCCCCGGTTACCTTATGGGGTGGCGGGACGACCCACAGCCTAAAACTAGTATTCCTGCTGGCTTTGAACCTCTCCCTGAAACGGCATCTGTTCCTCTCGTTGGGGATATCGCCTGCGGTACGCCGATCACGGCAGAGCAGAATGTCGAAGCCCGCATTGGTGTCCCAGCCACTTGGAACGCTGACTTTGCGCTGACCTGCCATGGCGATTCCATGTCTCCGCGTTACCTGGATGGCGATGTGGTCTGCATCCATGCGCAGCCCGAAGTGGAGAACGGCCAGATTGCTGCTGTCCGCATTGGCGATGAAGCCACGCTGAAACGATTCTACCAGGATGGCGATACCGTTACTCTGGTGCCGATCAACCCGGCATACCCGCCGTTGGTTTATCGCGGCCCTGAATTAAACGATATGCAGATTGAAGGCCGCGTTGTTGGCTTCTGTCGCGGGGAATGAGGTTGTATAAATGTCTGAGCTTAAACTATTTTCCACTGCGTCACCGGTTAAGCAGCTGCAACCTACTCCCGTGGCGCTGGAGCGAAACATCCAGCAGCTTGTCGAGCGGAATATGGACACGTTTTTTGGTGTTCACTTCCTTCGCTCGGAGTGGGAGATAACAAGTGGTCGGATGGACAGCATCGGTATCGATGAGAATAACTGCCCGGTTATTTTTGAGTATAAGCGCGGCTTGAACGAGAATGTCATAAATCAGGGCTTGTTCTATCTGGACTGGCTGATGGATCATCAAGCTGATTTTGAAAAGATCGTAGAATCAAGCCTTGGAAAAGAAGCCGCGGACAAAGTGGACTGGTCTAATCCTTGCGTGATGTGTATCGCAAATGACTTTACCCGGTATGATGTACACGCGGTGAATCAAATGGGCAGGCTTATAAAGTTGATCCGTTATTATCGTTACGGCACCGATCTTATTCTTTTTGAATATCTGAACGCTCCCAATGGTTCCACGATCCCTCATCCCAAGGTGTTCTCAGTGAACCAGCAGAGTTCTGTTTCGGGAACGCCGGCAAAGGCACCCTCTCAAAAGACACATGCAGAAAAGGTTGCGGCGGCCTCCCCGCAGCTGCGGGAATTATATGATGCGGTGTGCCGTGCAGTGGAAGATTTGGGCGACGATGTTTCTGCCAGTGATTTGAAGTTCTACCGTGCCTATCGGCGGCTGACAAACCTTGCCTGCCTGGAGCTGCACCAGTCTTGGGTGTATGTTTTCCTAAAGCTGGACCCCGATGACGTTGTGGTTGATGGTTCACTGGTGCAGGATGTCCGTAATGTTGGGCATTTGGGAACCGGTGACCTGCGCATCAAGGTTTCGGGCCTTGACGATCTGGAAAAGGTACAGCCCTTGCTTGAAAAAGCCTATTCGCTGGCCTAAATAAAAAAAGCGCCCCACGGCGCCAACCGTGAAGCGTTTTGATAAATCAGCTTGCTCAGAAGTGAACAATCCGACTCTGCAATCGTATTGTACCACCTCCGGGCAGGCTTTACAAGTCATGCTTGGAGGTTATTTTTATGGGAAAACGAACAAATACCGCCATCTGGATAGCGAAAATGCACCGCTGGCAGTTAAAGGTACAGAAAGACGGTGTCCGCCGCACCTTTACTTGCAGCGTGCCGGGTCGCAAAGGGCAGAGAGAATGCAATGCCCAAGCTGACGCCTGGCTGGATGATGATGTCGTGGACACGTCCCGCCGGATTGAAGAATTGTACAGTGAATGGTTGGCTGCGTTGAAATTGGCTACCAGTAAGTCTAACTGGCGGCCTATTGAGAGCCGCTGGCGCAACCATGTGCTTCCAGCCATGGGAAGGAAACGCATGGACAAAGTAACGGAGGGGCACTGGCAGGATCTGATCAATGCGATTTACGCGGAGGGCAAGTCAAAGAAAACCCTACAAACTTATTGCTCGGATATCAGGGCGTTCTACAAGTGGGCGCGTGCGCACAGCTACACCACGCTGCGTCTTGAGGAACTGCGCGTGCCCAAAGGGGCACGGGTTGGGCAGCGGCGTATTTTGCAGCCTGACGACCTGCGGGTGCTGTTCGCGGACGACATGAGCACCTGGCAGGGTAAACCTTGCGTAGACCCTCTCGTGCGTGCCTATCGCTTTCAGGTGGCTGCTGGCCTGCGCCCCGGTGAGCTTATCGGTCTGCGTTGGACGGATATTGACGGATTCCGGGGCAAGTCGACCGACTGGAGTCAGTTGTCTGGTACGCTGGTGCGCATTCAGCGCTCTATAAATGTAGAGGGAGAGATAACGGAGGGGAAAAACCAGAACGCCGTCCGCAGCTTTGTTCTGTTTCCGCTGTTGACGCAAATTCTGGCGGAGCAGTATTATTACACTGGGCGGGACGTGTCGGTGTTCCCGATTGAAACGGAGCGCTCCTATTATTTCTCCTGGCGGCGGTACTGCAAAGCGCATGCCATTCCGCCGACGTCCCTGTACGAGCTGCGCCATACGTTTGTTTCTGTGGCTAAAACGTTGCCTGCCGGTGAAGTAAAACCCTGGGTAGGGCATAGCCAAAATATGGATACCTTTGGGGTCTATGCGCATGAACTGGCCACGGATAATCAGAAAGTTGCAAATGATTTCTCCGCAATCTATCAGCGGATTCTGCTGCCGTAGTGTACCCACTTTTGTACCCACTTTCATTTTATCCGGGATAAAATGAATTGCGGGACAAATGGAAATATTGCGTGGTTTTGTTTTATTTTGATGCGAGAGAAAGAATTTTATGGTACGATTTATTACCCTTAGCGGTTCAAGTCCCATCTTCCGCACCAGTTAAAAGAACGTAGGAATGTTTATTCCTGCGTTCTTTTACTTTTTGTGAACACACTTTTGAACACACATTGCATTTTATGAGCCGAAAATATCCGCAAAAGACGCCAAAACGGGCTTGACAGTCCTGCCGGGGACGGATATAATAAATATAGAAAAGGCGCTGCGACAAGCGGTTAGCCCTTTGCGATGAGAGGTTTAGATCAAAGACCTAAGAACCGTCACCGGCCAGGGTGGCGGTTCTTGCTTTTTACTACCAAACTCAGCGTAACGGTCTTGTGACCGATATGGAAAGTCAATGTAAAACGCATGGCCTCACCCCCTTTCGGGAAGTGTGACTAACCGCCTGCCGTTGTGTGCAGCGCCTTGCCGCCGAAGCGGCATATTTACAATATCATATTTCGACACGCCGTGCAAGTCCTGCGACGTGTCTTTTTGTTTAATCGTTGAGGTTCAGTGATCTTTTGGTTTATCAGTACCCACTCTTTCAACAAAGCCTCTCACAACGTACATAGAACAAGCAAAAGGCCGCACAACCTGCGCCACCTTGGTGGCGGCAGCCGTGCGGCCTGGTCTATTTGAATCATTCGTAGGTGCGGCGTCCGGCAAAAATGCACAGAGGGCGGTTACACTTGCCGGTGCCCATCAGCTGGGTGGCAGCACACAGGGTTGCGCCGGCGCTGGAACAGGCG